TATTTGGGTCTTGCTGTGCAGAAACAAGTGTTTGTATATGAGCTTCATGGTCTTGGAACTCATAAGCTTGTACAGGTTTACCATTAAGTATGTTCTGTACTGCTGTAACTGGGTCAACTGGAGGTACATCTTCTTGTGGAGGTACAATAGTATCTACATCTTTAATGCCTAATACTTCAAGCATTTGTCTGTGTAATTGACCTAAATCATATAACTGTGGTGCTTGTTGTGCTAACTGCATTGCAGCTTGATATTGCATAATTCTTTGAGCCATTGTAGCTGCATTTGGGTCTGATACAGGCAATACATCTACTCTTGCATCAAAGTCTTGTACTTTAATTTGCTGTCCTTCTGCTACTTCATAAGGATAAGTAGGTTCTGTAAAATCTTTAATTACATTAACAAGTATTTCAAACTCTCTTTTCATTGAAGCATGAAGCCTAGCTTGTACTGCTGACATAACTTTCATGTTTCTTTCTAGTAATGCTAGAGTAGTTCCAACTGGTGCCTGACTATTCATGTCAGAAGTTTTCATTTCTGCTATGCTAGCAAACTTCTTGCCTTCTTCTACTATATTTTGTAATAAGGAGAATAATGTAGGTGAAGGTTCTTTATAGGGTAAAAAAGTAATATTATCTCTGATAGCACCACCTGGAACGTCTACATCTCTAAATTCACCAGGCATAATAGGACTATCATCTCCTTTGATTCTTAATCCTCTAGCTTTTAAACCACCTGGTAAATTACTTAAAGTACCTGCATCAACAAGTTGTCTTAAAATAGATGTAGCTGATTTAGCTAATCCACCAATCATATGTATTAAACCAAACCCATAAAAACCTAGTCCTGGTAAATACTGATAGTGAACAAAGTGCATCCTTCTTAATTTAGCAGGGTCATCTTCGTAATAATTTCTTCTAATACTAAGAATAATGCCTGAAGGACTATCTATTGTTACAACATAAGGTAATGCAATACCTGTTTCTTGACCATTAGCATCTTTATCTTCAAACCCTTTAAGGTCTAAATCTACCTGCATTTCAAGTATAGTATGACGTGTATCATAGCTATAACTCTCTGATTCACCAGTCATTTCATTATATTTCTTAGTAATGTCTGATGATGTAGGAGTTGCATCTGGTAATTCTATATCTCTGTAAAATCCACTAACCTGCATCTTTCTGATGTCATTAGTAGATTTCTTCATTACATGAGTAGCTCTTTCACAAGTCTCTAAATCACTTGCACCATAATTAACCACAACATCTTCTGCTGGTACAAATATACCGCTTGGTCTATTTAGTGTTGGGTCAAAGTAAATCTTTCTAAATGCTGAACCTGCTAGTGGTAATGAAAACAGCATCTTTTCTGTTTCGGTACGATATTCAGTCATTTCGTAAGTCAATAAGTAGTTTAAGTAATCTTGAACTCTTTGACTTTGTTTTTCTTTAGCTGAATCTATTGGTCCTACTATCTTTGTTCTTACTGGACCTGCTGCTGGAAATATCTCTGATATTGCCTGAGATTGAAATTTAATTACTGCTTCACTAAGCATTGGGTGAAATACACCACAAGCTCCAGCCCAAGGAGTAGTTCTATCTTCAATCTTTAATCCTAACTGGTCTAAACCTTTAGTATAAGTCTCTTCCCAGTCAGCTCTTGAATCTCTATCTGCATTGAAAGCATTGATAAGCTCATTACCTATCGAAGTTAATTCATCTTCATCTATAAAATCTACAAGATTAGAATCAAATGTATCTGCTTGCATATTGCTTGCAGTTGGGTCAAAATCAACAATCATGCCACCATCTTCGGTTTCTGTTGTTACTGCCTCTACTTCAACGTCTAAGCCTTCCTCTGGCTCCATCTCTACTAAGCCACCTATTGGCGTAGCAGGTACAAATTGTTTATCTATAGCCAATATATTCTCCTAGTAATAATCTGCTTTGCGATTATGTTCTATTGGTTCATCTTCTTCATCTGAATCTAAAGGAACAAATCCGCCTTGTCTAAATCTTAACAGAGCTTGCGTACTGCTATCAACTAAATCGTCATGTTCCATATTAGGAAATCCAGCAAACTCTTCTATAACTTCTTCTGCCCATCTTGTTTCTGGTGCCCAAACAACACCTGATGCAAACAAATCAGATACAGCATTTACCCTAGATATTTTATCATTACCACGACTAGGTGTATATTCTTGGACTGGTATGCCTGTTTGTCTAAGTTCAAAGATTAATGGTAGCCCTGCTGCCTTAGCCTCTACAATGAACGCATCTGGTTTATAGGCGTTATACTTCTCTAAAGCCATTTTCTTTAAATCTGGGAACTCTAGACGCTCCTTATAGGCATCTAAAAGTATAAGGTTGGGTGCTACAAAGCCTTCATCATTTTCTTTGTAGAAAACTCCCCAAGAAGTACAAGCTGAATAGTCAGCTCTTTGGGTTTTAAGAAAAGCTGTATCCCACGATTGAATAATGAACTCACAGTCAGGAGGATTCCTACCTTCCCATACTTGCCACCATTCTCTCTTAACAAGAGCACCTTCTTCAGATGTAGGGTCTTGTTGGTATTGAGCCATCCACTTTGAACTGGGTAATTCAGCTTTCAAAGCCTCTAACTCTTCTAACTTCCAGAAAGCATCCCACAAAGGCTTACCAGAAGGTAAGATTGCAGGTAGTTCTATAACTTCCCATTGGTCGGCTCCGCCACGTTTTATGCTGGCATCCACAACTTGACCAGTTAAATCTTTATTATGCCATCTTGTCATCACTACAACGATTGCACCATTAGGCTGTAAACGCTGTCTAGGACCAGATGTATACCATTCGTAGGTACGATTGAACACGTTAATGTCTGCACTTGCACCCTCTTGTTCAGAGTGCGGGTCATCTATGATGAGGAGGTCAGCACCTTTACCAGTAACCGCACCGCCTACACCTATAGCAAAATATTCACCGCCTTTATTCGTGTTCCAACGACCCGCAGCTTTAGAATCCGACTGCAAACTAACATTGGGGAATATTTTTTTATAATCTTTACTTCCTACAAGGTTTCTAACCTTTCTACCAAAACCCACCGCTAACTCTGCGGTATGTGCTGTCTGTATTATCTTCTTTTCAGGCTTGCTTCCCAAGAACCATGCAGGTAATAGGTAAGACGCAAACTCGGATTTGGTATGTCTGGGTGGCATATTGATGATTAAACGCTTTAAATCGCCATTTGCGACACGTTCAAAAGCATCCGCCATAACTTGATGGTGAGGACCATCGATAAAAGCACTCCACATCTCTTTGACAAACGCCATATATTCTGTGGCACACCTTTCTCTAGCTTTTGCATCCTCTAATTCATCTAATAAACCTAGTAACTCTCTCTTCTCATCTAAGGGAAGGCTCTGTATTTGGTTTAATATGTGGTTACTCATACATCTCCTATACTAGATAGTAAGTAGATACTTCCTAAAATTAAAAACTTACTAAGTTTCTACCATCTAGTACATACTTATTGGGTATATACTTTACAAGTAGGTACCTACTGGATGTAAATCACGCTAGATTTTAACATAATTGCACATCTTCACAGGAAAAACAACAATTTTCTGCAAAATATTATGGGGGGTCTAGGGTCCCTTGACCATTTTCTGCAAAAAAACCTATATTATCTTACAAAATATGCTATCAAAATGCAATACATAGGGGGGGTCTATGAAAATTAGTGATAATCTGTGCAAATCACTATGTATATATGACAGTCGGAGTCCCGCACACACAAAAGGGGGGATGGGGTCTATTAATAGTGGCGGAATCCAAACACTATATGTTGTGTCTCCACGATCGTTCTGGAATACCACATCTTGTGTCTGACCCTATATATAGTGCATCACAAAATCACACCACTCACAGCACACATATGGCTCATGTATTGCTCTATTAGATAGTTGGTTGTTGGTTGGTTGATGTTCGACTACTTGGAGTCTAGTAAAGCTTGTATTCGCTCTTCAATATCTCTCTCAACTTCGTCACTTGTTCTTGCTTCCTTGGTCTCAACTACATCACTAAATAACGATACGCTCTTACCTAGTAATTCTAATGCTCGAATCCTAGCTGAATCTGAATCTGATTCTTTTGATTCTCGATAAAGTTGGTCTATCACATAGTTCCTTGTCCTGAGACTGCTAGCTACTGCAGACTGTTCTTTTCTCTCAATAGCCCTTTGTATGCTTATTGCAATCTTAGGGTTCGCTACAAGCTTGCTTGCTTCCACTTCTACCCATTTAGGTATCTTCCCTTGCTTAGTTAAAGTGACATCGTAGACCTTGGCGTATGCTTCCTTATAGCTACCCAACTTGCCCTTGATTATTTCATCCACAAACTGGCGTTGCTTAATGGTTAGTTCCGCATCTTTTTTTACGACTTGGAGATTAGGTTTTTCGTCTTTACTCATGGAATAAATATAAACCTTTTGGATTGATTTTGTAATGCTCACAAATTGCTATCAAATAATATGTACTGGTAAATGTTTACTTTGATGTGCATATCAATTAAGATGTTCTCAACAAAGACCAAAACGATTATGTCTCTAAACTGTAGCTACCGCCCAATTGGGTTCTCTAAAGGATTAAAGGTAAGGTTCTAGAAGTAGGATGCGAAATTAGGTTCTTTAGAAGTTCGTATCTGAATCCGCCTAAGAAAGTGGCTAGTGGTTCGCAATTGCGATGTAAGAAGAGAGTGTAAAGGATAGCAATATCTGATGAAGCAAGACCGCCAAAATCCCTAGGAGGATTGTATCTATAGACCCATGAATTTGGGTTAGTGAATATGAGGTAAGAACTTATAAATGATTGATGCACGAAACGTAGGGAGACTGCTCCAACAGTCCACGAATTAACGTGCTGATGAGCATCCAATTTTGGGTGCAAGAAACTATAACCTTGGAGGGTTAAATTATGAGTAATTTTAGAATTGCAACAGTAGATAGAATTGCAGATTTAGATATCAATGGAATCTTAGATTGTGATATTCAATCTGATTCAAAAGAAGATGCGATTGAACAGTTTAAGAGACTAACTTTGAATGAAGGAATTGTTATCTATGACGATGAATTTACTGTTAGAGAAATACAAGAAAAAATGTTCAATAGATACATGAAAACATATTAGGAGGTATGTATTATGAAAAGAATATTTAAAACGAATGATGCGGTCTCTCGTATATTGCTTGGATTAGAGGAAACATTTAACGAAAGTGTTTACAAGAATAATCTTAGCGAAGAGGAATGGGGCGAAGCGAAATGTTGTTTAAGAGATTTTGCCTTTGCACATTACAAAATAATAACCGCACCAATAGATAGAGAGTATCAAAATGCTAGCGAATTTGGAGAAGCTTTTTTTACTCAATAAACTAACTGATGAGTCTGTGAAATTCAGACGAAACTTTAAACCAGTATCCAGTAATGAACTGACCCTATAACAAGGGAGTCTTAGTGCTATCAATCTGATAGCAAATATTAATAACTTAAAAATACTTGGAGGTATTTATTATGTTTAAACCTAGTGAAGCAAAAGAATCTTGTTTACATATCTTGAGAGGGAGTAATATTCCTTTCTTGATAGGTGGAACTGGAGTAGGTAAATCCGCGATTGTAAAAGAAATTGCGGAGGAACTAGCTAACGATAGAACTTTGACTGATTCAGTCAATCCTAAAGACGATGAATTTGGATTCATTTCTTTTAGATTAGGGTTAGTTGAATCTATCGACTTAGGCGGTCTTCCTTACATTGAAGAGGGAGAACAAAAGAAAGCATTTTTAGGGAATCTTCCTAAAAGTGGAGAGGGTGTATTTTTCTTAGATGAATTTGCTCAAGCTCATTCAAGTGTGCAAGCAACGATAGGACAATTACTCGACCCAAAAGGTAAAAACGAAGAGCGTAGAATTGGCGATTATGTTTTTCCAAATGGGTGGAAAATTATCCTAGCAGGTAATAGACACACAGATAGAAGCGGTGCGAATAAAGTGCTAAGACATTGCCAAGATAGAACAACTGCAATTCAGTTTACTCACGATGTTGATGACTGGTTGAAGTGGGCTGATAAGAACGATGTTCACTTAGATGTTCAAGGATTAATTGGATATATGCCACAACTACTTTGGGAGTTCGACCCAAAATGTAATGACCCACAGCCAAGTCCAAGAAGTTGGACAAGGTTGAGCGATACATTAAAGACTGACCCACCAAGAAGATTGATGCAAAAACTTTTTGAGGGAGACGTTGGGCAAAATGCTAGCATCGAATTGATGAACTTTATTTCATTAAAAGAAGATGTGCCTAACCTTATGGATATATGTAAAGGTAAGGATGTAGAACTCGTTGATAGTGCAGGATTGTGCTACGCAACGACTATAGCCTTAGTCAA